ATGTACCTCTCAACCAAGATGTAGTAAGTGGAATGGTAAGTATCCGTATGATAGTATAGGTGAAAGAGAACAGCGTTTGGATATTGTTAAAATGGCAAAAACTTCTACTAAATAATAGTGCCCGTTCGGGCTTCTTTATAAAGGAGATAATGATGTTCAAGAATTTCACCGCTAACTGGAGAACGACCGTTATTGGTCTTATCCCGCTAGTCGCATATGGATTAAAGTATGCTGGTGTATGGCCAGAGTCCATGCCTCTTCCACCATTGGATGAAGTATGGCCCTTCCTACTTTCAATCGTTGGTCTAGGTGTTACAGCAAAGGATCAGAATGTGACCAATGCTTCTCACCCAACAGATCCAACCTCACTTTAATCTTCTATACGGGCTTTAGCGTCCGTTAGATATTGCTTGATGGCATCGACGGAGTTCTTACAACGAGAGTTGTTCTTATAGAGTTCAACAATCGTTTTGGCTACGTCGGTGTCATTTAGCGTTTTCCAGTTCGGCCACTTTGTCTTGATCGGACAGTCATACATTTCATCTGGAGGTGTAATGACTTGTAGTTTAGTTGTTGGTGCTGTTGATTGACAGCCAGCTAGTAGTAGTGAGAGAATGATTAGTTTCTTCATTGTGATAGTTCCCTTATAGTTCTTTTGAGAACCTCTGATGATTCCTTTTCATCTTTATGAGTATCTAGATATACATCAAGACCTTTTAGCTTATCATTCAAATAGGACTCTTTGTTTTTCAAATCAGCAATAATCCTATTGCTTTCTTTACTCAATTCAGTTAGGTCGTTGATGACTTCTGCCTGTGTCGCTAACTCTTTCTCTAAGGCTTCTACCCTGGCTTGTGCTAGTGTAGCCTCTTCTATGGAATTTTTCCAAAAGTATATTCCGCCACCAGCAATGATGGCCATAAAGATTCCTAAAGCTAAATTTATTGTCCAACTGTTAATGGGCATCTTGACACCTCCACGCATCCTGCTATAATATATATGTATGTGGGGAAAGAACAATGATCTTATGTTCCTGTAATACTATATCTTCCAATACTGTAAAAGAAATCCTCGAACATCATTCTGGTGATGTTCCATCCGTTCAAGAAATCATGGAAAAGCATGGATGCTCGGTAGTTTGTGCTACCTGTGTTCAAAGCATCAAAAGTGAGATAAGGAAACACTATGGCATCAATAGTGAGAATTGATCCAGCTATACCGTTATTGACTCCCAAAGGCACAGCATACGCACACTTTCTAATAGACTACGGTATAGAAGATAATCTACACTGGGTATGCTTTCAAGACGATACTGGTGAGTGCTGGACATGGGATAACTCAAAGATTAGAGCAACAAAGAACATTACCGTTGATAGAACTAACATCTCGGAGATTACATAATGAAAGTTTACATCGGGCCCTACAAAAATTGGATTGGCCCATATCAGATTGCCGATATGATTCCATTCATTAGCGAAGATACTTCACACAAGATTGGTGCGTGGCTTGCCGAGACTTGGGTTAATAATGTTTGCGAATGGTTCTATTCCAAGACCAAACGCAATATCAAAATTCGTATTGACAAGTATGATACTTGGAATATGGATCGCACTCTCGCCTACATCATTCTTCCTATGCTTAAACAACTCAAAGCAACTAAACACGGATCAAATTTCGTTGATGACGAAGATGTTCCAGAACACATGCGTCATGGTGGAGACGATGATAACTGGGTTCATTACAGGTGGGAATGGGTTCTTAATGAAATGATTTGGGCATTTGAACAAGAACTTGATGATGAATGGGAAGATCAGTTTGTTCATGGTGAATTTGATGTAGAATGGATTATTGTTTCTGGTAAAGAAGAAGATGATAGTGCCATGTATGAAATGAAACAAAAGAATCCCAACTATTGGGTTGACAGAGAAGGCATAAAGCAGTATAATGATAGAATAAACAATGGATTCAGATTGTTCGGTAAGTATTATCGTAACCTATGGGACTAAGGAGACTGATATGAATTTCAGCGAAAAGACAATGAAGATTTACGAAGAAGATTTTAAGCAGCGTGCCTATGATGGCAAGTGGGAACGCATCGGCAAAGTTGCTGATGAGGACAATGCTTATACCTTTGTCAACGAACATGGTAGCCGTATGACTACTGTGCCTTTCAAGTGGATCACACTTGGAGTTTATGACTACCTAATGGAGATTGTATAATATGGCAGCTAATGTAACACTAATCAAGTTCCTTGGTGGAGAAGAAATTCTTGCTGAGGTTCTATCAGAGGAAGCAACAACTCTTACTGTAAAGAATGCGGTTCGTATTGTTGTTATTCCAGATCAGCTAAATCCAAAGTCACCGCAGGTTGGACTTGCTCCATACTTGCAGTTTAGTGAAACGAAAGAACTAACATTCAATCGTAGTCTTATCGTGACAACAGCGAAACCTCTAACAGACTTTGTAAATCAGTATAATAGTTTGTTTGGTGGTATTCAACTCGCAACCTCTAGCATCATTACACCTTGATGAGATATTACACAAACGTTGAAATATGGGGCGGTAGAATACTCTATCGTGGCATTGAAGATGGTCGGTCGGTCAAAGCAAGAGTTGACTATAACCCGACTCTCTTTGTGCCATCTCAGAAGCCAACCAAATACACGACAATTCACGGCGAGTATGTCGGTCCAGTTAAACCTGGATCGATCCGTGAATGTCGTGACTTTGTTAAGCAGTATGATGGTGTTGAAAGTTTCAAGATATACGGTAACACTCGTTATCAGTATTGTTTCATTGCTGATGAGTTTCCAAATGTTATTGACTGGAACATAAACGACATCAAGATTGCTAACATCGATATTGAGGTTGGATCAGAGAATGGCTTTCCAGAACCGGACAAAGCCGATGAACCATTGACTGCTATCACAGTCAAGATGAATGGTCATTTCAATACGTTTGGTGTTGGTGCTTATAAAAATAGTCGTGAAGATGTTACCTATCATAGATGTGCTAGTGAGAATGAACTTATCACTAAGTTTCTTGGTTGGTGGCAGCAAGATCATCCAGATATCATTACTGGCTGGAACGTCGAGTTCTTCGATATTCCTTATCTTGTAAATCGTATCACAAAGTTATATGGTGACGAAGCAAAGAAGCTATCGCCTTGGAATGTTATCAATACCAAAGTGGTAGACTTAGGTATGGGTCGTCGTAGTCAAGGCTATACCATTCTTGGTATTGCTACACTTGATCTATTGGCACTATATAAAAAGTATTCACCAACAGGACAATCACAAGAGTCCTATCGTCTGGACAGCATTGCTCATGTTGAACTTGGTGAGCGTAAACTGTCATACGATGAATACGGTTCGCTTCATAATCTATATAAAGATGACTTTCAAAAGTTCATTGACTATAACATCAAAGACGTTGACCTCGTTGACAAGATTGATGATAAAGGAAAGTTCATTGAACTTGCTTTGACGTTATCCTATGATAACAAGTGTAATTATGAAGATGTGTTCGCACAGGTTCGTATGTGGGATGTGATTTGCTTTAATCATCTAAAGACAAAGAACATCGTTGTACCACCTATTGAAAAACATGAAAAGGATACAGCATATGTGGGAGCCTACGTTAAGGATACTATTAATGGATTTCACAATTGGGTTGCTAGTTTCGATGTTAATAGTGAGTATCCTTCTGTCATTATGGGCTCCAATATCTCTCCCGAGACTATCATTCAACCTGATCATTACAATGATGCTATGCGTAGCATTGTTGCAAGCGGGATCACTGTTGATAAGCTCCTCGATAGGACTTTGGACTTATCTTTTCTAAAAGATGAGGATGTTTGTTTAACCGCTAACGGTCAATTCTATCGTCGTGACAAACAAGGCTTCATGCCTGAGATGGTTGAGAAGATGTTCAATGATCGTAAAGTATATAAGAAGGCGATGTTAGATGCAGAGACACAATACGAGAATGAGACGGACAAAGCAAAGAAGGCAGAACTTAAAAAGAAAATTGCTAAGTTTAAGAACCTGCAACTCAGCAAGAAAGTCTCACTTAATTCACTATACGGCGCAATGGGCTCGAAATATTTTAGGTTCTTCGATCTACGCAATGCGATTGCGATCACGACTACTGGTCAACTATCCATACGCTGGATCGAAAGATCACTTAACGACTATCTCAGGAAGGTACTAAAGTCTAATGATGACTTCGTTATTGCGGTTGACACTGATTCGGTTTATCTCAACCTTGGAGAACTGGTATCTAAGACGTTGCGTGACGATGTTAAAGATATTGAGAAAGCCATCAATTTCTTGGACAGAGTATGTGAAGGTAAACTGCAACCTGTTATTGATAAGACTTGCGGAGAACTTGGTGATTACACTAACGTCTTTCAACAAAAGATTATCATGAAGCGTGAAGCATTGGCAGACAAAGCAATCTGGACTGCCAAGAAGCGTTATATTCTAAATGTGTATAACAACGAAGGTGTGCAGTATGCTCAACCTAAGAAGAAAGTTATGGGCTTAGAAATGGTAAAGAGTTCAACACCAACAGCATGTAGAGAGAAACTTAGAGAGGCAATTGATGTTATCTTTGGCGCAGATGAGGAAGCTGTCATATCTTTCATTGAAACTTTCCGTAGTGAATTTGAAAATCTTCCTTTGGCGGACATTGCTTTTCCTAGAGGCCTCAATGCTCTTGTCAAGTGGCATGATAAGAAAACTTTGTTCGCATCAGGCACACCTATTCATGTTCGTGGTGCTATCTTATATAATCACCTTCTATCTAAGCATGGCATTGATACTAAGTATCAAATGATACAAACAGGTGAGAAGCTAAAGTATATCTACCTGAAAGAACCAAACAACATTCAATCTAACATCATAAGTTTTCCTGCTGGTGGAATCCCAGAAGAGTTTGACTTACACCAATATATAGACTATAATACACAATTCGACAAGTCGTTTCTGGAACCGCTGAAGATCATTCTTGATGCTATCGGATGGAAGTCAGAACGAGTATCAAGTCTAGAGGATTTCTTTTCGTGAGCAAACCAATCAACAAGATTGTAATTGTAGGTGGAGGATCTGCTGGCTGGATGACGGCCGCAACTCTTATACAAAGATTGGGCAATAGAGAAATTGTTCTTATCGAAGATCCAAACACAC